ACCAAGCGAGCTGACCGTACTGCTCTACTCCGCAATTGTTTTGTTTCTTTTGTAGCAATTATCTAAAAATTCTGGCATGTTCTTTCGCATCCATTGACGAACTTTTTGCGGTGTTATTCCTATTAGTTTAGATGCATCTTGAACCCATCCAAATTTTGAAAAATCAATACCTGATGATATTACGCACTCGATAATGCTATTAATGTTTGTCTGCTTTTTCCATTTCTTTGCTTGTAAATTAGCAACTCTTTCCTTTCTTTTTTCCTCTTTTAGCTTTTGCTTGTTAACACGAGCTTTTTTAGATACCCGCATTTTTTCAAGTTTTCTTACATTAATGTTTCGACCCTTGAACGTCGGTGTTTGAGAATGGCAGTTTGGGCAAAGAAATCTTAGATTCTCTCTTCGATTGTCGTTATTAACACCATTGATGTGATCAAGCTCTAGAACAAGATTCTTTCCATGCCATGACCATCCTATATGACAAAAAGCACATTCTGCACCACGTCCTTCAGAAAGAAGAATTGTTTTGATCGTCCCTCTTCTAATCGAGGAATCTTTACAAAATATATCTTCTGGTTTTTTCTTCCATCGATTTGCAATCCGCGGGTCAGTTAAATTAAGCCCTTTGTTCCACCCGTACGCAGACGAAAATGGATTCTTGCCTGGGTTTAGACAGTGATACTTGTGTCCAGACATAGCATAAATATTTTTGAATACCTTATCGCAGTTTGGACATTTAGCAGGCGTATTTTTTCGTTCTTGAACCGTTTTTATCATAAACAAATTATAAAGCGAATAAGCCTATGCGTAAAATTGGTGGTCAACCCCGGATTCGAACCGGGAACATCTTGTCACTCAAACAAGCACCTCTGCCAATTGGGCTAGCTGACCGTGTCTAACCCGGGAAGCAGGATTCGAACCTGCGAACGGCTTCACAGAGGCAGGTAATTAGTCTGCATGCTAATCCGTCACTGATAGTACTAATTGGACTTGCGCTTCGGTTACGTTCCGGATTCCCCAATTAATCTCATCTACCAGTTGCCTTGAGCCTCTCAGCCATTCCCGGCCGGGGCTGAACTGACATTTTGGTTCATGCCTCGAACAATCCCGCGTTTTGTTTTAGAACGGAAAGTGGGATTCGAACCCACGGGGCAGCTACGTCCCACGACACGAATGGTCGTTACCTTAAGCCTCTCAGTCATTTCCGTGTCTTATTGTGGTACGCCCGGGTGGAGTTGAACCACCGCCTAATCCTTATCAGAGATTTGTACTCACCGTTATACTACGGGCGTGTATTGTAAAGATCAATGTAATCTTTGCTGTAATTTTGTGTAACATAGTTTATGTATTGCGCCATGTCTTTTTTGTACAAAACAGTGATTTCATGCGGAAACGCTTTTAGCTTTTCTTCAAATTGTTTTGTTTTGTAACCTTTGATTTCTATGTAATGATTGCCAATCTTGAAGTCAGGATAATACTTTCGTGTGGATCCTTTATATTGATACTCAAAACCAGACAAGTTTCTTTCAAAGTCAATCCCTTTATCAATATGAAAAATGACCCAGGCAAGTTCCCAACTCGAATCGCACCAATAACCCTTGTACCATCCGGATTTTCCAATGCCGGCGCCTTTTCTTGGTCCGCCTGTTTTTCCTTTTAATGAAGCGCTAATGTTTTCACGCCAATTTGAATGTTCTTTGTAGTGTTGCCGACAATAACCTGTCATTGTTTGATGATGAAGTTTTTTATTGCATATCAAACAATTGCGAATCTTGTCATTGTTGAAATTATACGGCCGGCCAGTGGGGCCCAAAAAGTTTTTATACTGCGCCAAATGCGTTGCTCGGCAAGAGTCAGAGCAGTATACCGTTGCATCGTATCTTGGGGCAAACTTTTTTCCACAATTTTTGCATGTATGTTCGTTCATATTTATAACTATCTGCAAATTCTAAAAGCCGTATCAGGCGGAGTAAACTAGATGTGAGAGGGTGCGAGCCTCCGGGCGGCGTATACTTCCTTGTTCAATACCATATCGATGGTTGGACTCGAACCAACATCCCCACTTATGCACACCTAATTGGCTTACAAGGCGGGATTTGAACCCGCGACACCGAAGACCGTCGTCCCCAGCTCTACCTGACTGATTTACATGTAAACAAGCAGTTTTTTGTCAAAATACTTAGGACTCATCAACTTGTAGACCATCACGTTACCGATGGACTTGACGCTCGCGGCGCGCCTGTTGCACTTTGCAACTTCCTACAATGGTCTGCGTGGTAGGATTTGAACCTACGAATTCCCTTCGGGCCCCCTGTTTCCAAAACAGGCGCTCTAACCAGACTGAGCTACACACAGATAACGAGCAGTTTTAAGACCCAAATACTCAGGTCTATGTGGTCTGTGTGGAGGGATTCGAACCCCCGAAACCTTTCCGCCCCAAACGGAACGCTCTGACCAAACTGAGCTACACACAGGCAAGACCAGCGCCCCATCCACGCGCTGACCGATGACTTTCATTTATTTGGTAGGGTAACCAGACTCTTCGCCCAAAATGAAGTCTTTCCATTGTTGGAACGCTCGCCCCATTCATTCGCGGCGCTCCTGATACATCATATACTCTTCTCTTTCACCGTGTTATCTTTGCTTCGCTGAAGAATAATGCATCTTACCATTGCTCAAAGGCTCATCACCTCTGGCGATTATTTGAACTTCATCTTTCTTCCTTTTTTCCAACCTTTGTTGAGGAATGAATCAAGTTCGTTTTTGTCGATTTTCATGGACCTCTTTTCTTTTAGATTGTAGATCCAAACTTTTCCGTACTGGCTATTAAGCCTTCCGTCGTGCTTTCCAGCATGAGATTTTTTCATTTTCTCAATTGTTTCTTTTCTATGTTTTCTTCCTGTCCAGTCAAAAGGCTTTAGTTTCCCTTCTTTGTGGAGTTGCTTAAAACTCTCAGAACAGTTCTTTTTCTTGCGGGCGATCCATTCTGGATTTGACCAGTTTGTTTTGTTCATTGCGAGCGCAGCTTTTTTGTTCTTTTCTTTTCTGGCCAACTCGTTGTCATTGATATGCTTCCAATCAGATCCGCCTTTGCCACCAAGCTTCAAATTATAAACGTCGCTACGTAAAATAAATGATTCATTGACGATTTCTCTTTCTTTTTCATACATTTCATCCGACGCGTCTAGAAAAAACATGTACTCTTTCGTAAAATGTTCAATTCCATATTTCTTAATTGCCTTTGCAATCAAATTGCCAGAACCCATATATCCATCATTGAGATTTCGGGTTTTATGACTGCCAATATAAATTTTGCCGTTTGTCCTGTTTGTTATTTTGTAGATTATGTAATATACCTTTTTGTCTTGCATAATAATAAATAGGTTCAAATCCCAGTTATCACAAATAAAAACCAAAAATGGAGCGGACGGCGGGATTCGAACCCAGCACGATGATCTGATTGGAAATCAGATGGCCTACCTAATGGCCCTCGCCCGCACTTAGTTACCAAGGCGTTCTGCGGAACTTACCTCGTCACTTGAAAAACCTAGTTGCCGCCGCAGCTTTGACATTGAGCGAAATGTCTGGCATAATCGTGCGTCGCCCCGCACATTTTTTAGAGATGACTGTAACACATTTACTAACGTTCGGGCGCCCTCGCGCTTTCAACTGTCATGTATAACATCTTCTGTTTTATGTTATTGATTTATTTTCTAATGAAACAGTCATCTCTATGGTGTGCTCGGTAGGCATCGAACCTACGCATCTCCTGGTTAAGAGCCAGGTGCTGTCCCTCTCTAGCTTCGAGCACATCTTATATTCAATTGTCAAAGAAACCGTTTGGAGCGCTTGACCCCTTAATTTCAAGGTTTTGCACGATAACGTGCAACCCCTTATGAATCCATTATACCATGATTTTTCGTTCTTTACACTCGTTTGGACACTTATTTTCCTGGTTTGAGAACTTTATTTTCCTGGTCTTCATTTGGCATTTTCACGCCCCAGTCCAAATCGTTGGGGATATCGCCATTTTCCTTTATACAGTCGTCAAACGCTAACTTCATGGCCTTTATTGCATCGGCGATCTTTTCAGCCTTACCGTTGTGATTCCATGCGCCTTTTGATTTCGATGCGATTTTCCATGTGAACATATTTTCTCCTTATAGTTCGTCCGGGGCTCCCCCACCTCATCAAGGTCCCGACACTGGGGATCAAACCGGTGCCTGACGCTGGTGTTCAAAGGTACGTTGTCATGAGGTGGGGTATGTCAGTTGTCACAGCCGGCCGGTACGTTCCGGATCGGGACAACGTTTTGTTTTCATTATGAATACGTTCCAACAAAGTAGAAATTTTGGTCGCGATATGGAAGATCGAGCTCTTCACAGATTCTGTCAAAAACATCATCATGTGGTGGGTTCGGGTTGAGCACCTGAATAGCTGCTTCTTCGTTTTCACCGAAAGAAACCGGACACCATGCGATGGCAGCCGAGTGGTCAACTGCAGGTCGAAGCCTAATCATAACCAGCCCGTCTTCCCGGTTTCCCATCAGCCCGATCTCCTCGGCTTTCTCATATACTCGTTGTACTTCGTCGCATGTCAGGATGATTCCGTGAAATGCGTGAACCTCGGTCGAATAGCTCATTTACTTGTCCTTTGTTTGGAATTCAAAACCATTCATATTCTCGATGGCCATTAACAGGAGTTGCATGTCGGCAGCGTAAAAACCTGCCGCGTTGATGCATCCAGCCTCGACGATTTTGATTCCGTCAGGTGTGTCACACAAATCCAAGACATAAGCCCTGGCTGGCGACCATACCGCCGCTACAGCGGTACCATGATTAGTGATAGCCTCGTCTACTCTGTCATCGTACCGAACCATTGCTCCATCTCTATACATGGAGGCCGTCACTACGATCCCATCCACGACCCAGAGCCTGAACTCTCGATGTATCTTTCGTTTCTTGCATACCATGACTTTGGTATTCAAATCCACCGTTGCGTAGGTTTGCTCATCTTCCGTCATGGTTCTGATGCTTTCCTGCCATTCTGTAAACTCGCCCCAGTCCATAACCATGCCACTGAATGACTTGGTATCTAGCGTGGGTCGAATGAAGAAGGGTTTCTCTTGAAACTCAACTTCGCCCAGTGTGGTTACCACTGCATCATGGTTGAGCATCTGATTGCCCCAGTATTGGATTTGCACCTCGAAGTCCAAGTTATCATTCTTGAAGCTGCCGGGAACCCAGCCCATTTTTGTCGCGTGGTCAGCCATGGAATAGGATCCCACAACGACGACGTTGTCGCCTGGCGTGATGACCGGTTCAGGCGATATGTCGCCCACGAATGGAACGACCTTGTGCTCAGAATACTTGACGTCACATCTTGCCATTGCACGAAGCAACCTGTCGTACCCTTCCTCAGCAAACATGTTTTTCTGCAATACCCAATGCATCATAACCTCTATATTGGAAAGGAAGTTCTAGGCGATTTATTTCAACCATATCTAGACTTTTTATAGCACCCGGGTCCTCTCGGACAACACAGGCTTCCTCGTAAGTGCAGTGGGCGGGATTTGAACCCTCCATCGGCCGTCGCTTATAAGCCAACAAGAACACTCAAAGGTTTACGCACAGGTTCATGACCCTAACGCTTGCCGAGCTTCTATCACTACGTTGTTTATTGTCTCTACAAAAGAATCATATGATGCGCAAACAATAAGGTCAAGTTTTTTGTCCTCATATTGCTGTAGTTTTGCAATCCAATAATCATAATTCTTCCCGAGCCATTTTTTCCGTTTTTCTCTATTGATTCCATCAATTTCTATCCACAAATCCCTTTCAGGAAGATAAACATCCGACACTTTTGAAGAGTCAGGTAACGGCTTATGCGCCACAAAATTGATTTTCTCATTTTCCAGAAACTCAAAACATTTTTTCTCTAAAAGAGATTGGTATTTTGTTCCTCCTGGGGTTGTTCCTTTTGTTCCGAATCCGCCTAAGCGACCGATGTCACGCATACGTTTACGTTCTTTTAGAGTACTACACCTCGCTTTGCTGGCGGCGGCTATTTTCCATATATACGATTCATTGTTTACGTTCCTGCAGCGAACCGAACAAAACGTTTTTGCTCTTCGGCGCCAAGAAACCATGAAATGCTTGTTGCAACCAATGCATGTTTTCTGGATGTCTTGATGTCCAGAACCTTTCAATGTTTTGCTTACTTTTTCGTTGATTGCTTTCCTGTTTTTGCTGGTTGAAAATGATCTTGCACATTCGCTAGAACAAAACCTTCCTGAACCATAACTTCCAGTGTGGGAAGTATCACATTTTTCACAGTTCTTCATATGCCTAAGTATATTAACAATTTCGAACCTGTGTATTATATATGCTTGTGGTACCCAGTGAAGGACTTGAACCCTCTTGACATTCATGTAAAAAATGCATCTTAGCCACATAGATGAACCGGGCGATCGGAATGAAGCACCAGGACTTGAACCTGAGTCTCTGGGTTTTCTGCCCAGCGCGTGACCACTAGCTATACTTCACTCTTTATTCTTGTTACGTAAAGAATCTGCATGCTTCGAAACTAGCAGACGAACTTGCTTTCAAACCGCATACATCTCTGTCCTGGCCGGACGTCCAATGTATCACAAGATATTGCGCGGAGCCGATGGAGGGATTCGAACCCCCGACATTCTCATTACAAGTGAGAAGCTCTGACCAACTGAGCTACACCGGCGTGGTGGGTCCACCAGGACTCGAACCTGGAACCAACTCATTAATCTCGGAAAATCAGGTTCTGCCCCTTTTCCTGTTTTCACAGGTATCTATTTTTTCCCAAAGTGAGCTGCGCTACCAATTGCGCCATGGACCCATTCCTATTTCTTTTTGTTTCGAACAATCACGTCCCAGATTCCGCGCTCTACAACCTGACCTGTCGTCAGCTTGATCACCAGCTTGAACTTGGGCAGCCCGAAGACCGCTGTGACTGTTCCCATTTTACCCGAGTTACGAAGTTGAACCTTGTCGCCAACAACCGCGTCGGGCTTTTTCTGTTTTGCGCTCTTCATTCCAAACCTCGTCGTTTCTCACCGGTTATCATCCCCGGCAACATAATCATTATACCACATGATTCGGCGTTTTACACAAAACCTACGATATATTTTGGTGGGTTTCCGTGGAGTTGAACCACAAACTAGGACGGCGGAATTGAACCACCCACGACCCTCCGCGAGTCTCAGTCACCAGACCTTTTTCGTCGTATACCAGAACCAAACCCGTTTTACCTTAACCAAAGTGGGTGAATACTGAGATTTGAACTCAGGTCTCCGGATTCACAGTCCAGAATCTTAACCAATTAGACGATATCCACCATTGTTTTCGTCCAGGGCCCCATCCTTACCCTGATCATTGTCACACCCCTTACTGTCGATTCACGGTGCAACTCCTATCTTTCTCTCTCTCTCATATTCGATTGTCAATGCAGGTTGGTGCGCTTGGCTCCGTACCTTGTGAATCAATTATACCACGATTTTTCGCTCTTTACACTCGAAAACTCACTTTATTTGATGTATTCGATTTTATTTCTAACCATTCGTTTCGTAACCATTTTTTCGTATTATCCATTAGGACGTATGATGATAATTCGCCGCAATTATCGCGGGTCATCAGGACCATACCTACCGAGCCTGTATGTTTGTTGGCCACGATCGAGCCAATGTCATGGTATTCAGTCGTCATCACTCACCTCATATATCAATTCCAGCTCAGTGTTCCACACCCATTTTACCTCGCCACCCCAAAAAATGCGGGATGATAACAGGTCATGGTTTTCCAGCGTTTTTAGAACCAAGCCGAGTGTGCCTGAGTGCCTGTTTGCCACGATCGACCCGATTTTAAATTGCTCAGTCATCGTTTCTCCTTAGGTATAGCTCCGGGAATGGTCCTAGGTAGCAAATCTTGCGGCCCTCTTTCAAGGTATACACCAAATCAATGTGCCCATCAGGATCCCGCATGATTTCCATAACAAGACTTATATTTCCTCCGGCGTCTATTACAAGGTCGCCGACATCATAGTATTCCATGACTTACACTTCCTCCAGCAAAACGTCACCCCACCAGCATTTTTCGCCATTCATCAAAACAAAGTATGATGTGAAGTCGTCACGTGTGAGTCGCCTCAGAACAAGACACACTTCACCGGTCCACTTCATCTTCAGCAGTTTTCCGGGCTCATACATGATCTTCATCTTGATTGAATTTTCTGTAATATCTGGCTCTTCGCTTGAACTTCCGGCCGTTGATTAAAATGTCTGCAATAATGTCGGTTGTCCATGTTCGTGTGGAGAGCTTCAAAACCAAGCCAGGACCGAGCTCGTGAACGGGTGCGCCGATGGTCCCAATGACAATGTCGCCTACTGAATAACCTATTGAGCTATTATTCTTCATCATATTCCATCTCGAACCACAGTTTCCCGCGTTCGTATTCTATGAAACCAGTATCCGGGTACCAACCTTTCACGCCGTCTATCATGACCTGCACCTGGGCATACCCGCCTGGGTCGTCAATGTCGATGACCAGCCCGATACGTTTTGATGCCTTGCAAATCACGATGGCACCGATTTGATAATCAGGTTCCTTCCATCTTAGAGGGTCGCGAGGTTTGCAATTTTCCATTCCTCGATTTTCCTTCCAAGAAGCTCATGGGCATTTATCATATCAGCGATGTACTCAGGCGTTTTACACGAAGCGTGCACGTCACTGGAATACTCTTTCAGCCAAGCCATCAAGCGCTTTGTGTGCCATCCACATGTCTTCGCCATACATTTGAATGATGTAGGGCGGTGCGTCCTCAATCGACTCATCAACCATAACCCACTCGCACCCGTTTAGGATAGCGACCGGAACTTTGTTGCCGCGATATAACAAATCTAGGCTTCCAGTTCGTTCAACCCATCCACGCTTTACGCTCACGGTGGGATATTGTGTTGTTAGGTTTTCTAGCGGACATGCTACCAAATACGTCTGATCATCGCTGACACAGCCTGCCATGGCAATTATCATTGCGAACATGGTAATAAGGCGTTTCACAAATCTCGTGAGTCTCGTCTGGCGTCTTCTTTTCGCCTATCGACCAAATTGTCCTGAGCTAGCGCGACGCTCCGTAAGAACCTTCTGACCTTCGGGGCGATACCACGCTTCTCAAGGAATGACGCCATGACCCATTTAAGATCCGCATCAGCTGTGATGAGTTGTGTGATTATTTTATTCGGCTTTGTCATTGTATTCCACCTGTCCAGTGAATGATATGCTAAAACACATCGGGTTTACAATTAATCGTAGTACGAGAAACTACGTGGTGCACGACGGGCGCGCTTCGCTTTTGTGGCTCCGCCATTGATCAGAACAGACAGCACTTGCTCGACTGATGTTCCAAACTTTGCTGCCCATTCTTCGTCAAGCGAAGCAAGAGTATTGCCGAGCCGACTATCGAAATCTGTGAGTTCAAGCCACTTCTCCCCTTTACGTGTTCTGGTCTTATATTGAATGTACGGAATATCTTCCGGCAATACCTGCATCGTAAACGCCTTCGAGAGGGCTTTCAGTTCAATTTTATTCAGACTGAGCGCTGTGACACTATCACCCGCGGGAGTGCCGAAATCGTATCTTCCGCGGGTCTGCTCGACTAGATGCCTAATTTGTTTTCGCGTGATTTTCATAGCCCCTCCTGAGGATTATGTTTTGTGTTCGTGACGTGCAAACCGTTTGCTGTCACTTATTCTTCTTATTCGAACATGTCACTTGAGAAAAAACGTAGAACCAATGGTTCCTCTGATGCATAATTGAATTGAATCGGCATCATAAATATTTCCTCGTTAATGACAAATTTGTTTGTTACTTCGCCCTCACCTATCATGAGTTCAAGTACGCATTTTACTTTTTGACCGTGTAGTTTCATGTATTTTTCAATGTCATCCTTTTGCGGGACATACATTTCAAAACTAATGTGTCCAACCATTGGGTTGGCACCGACCATTCTGATTAATGATGCATCAACTAGCACCTCCGATGCGGAGTCGTTGAGCACCTCGAGTCGAAACTGAAACTCTTGCTTTGCATCAAATTGGGTCGTCATTTATTCCTCTTTTGTGGATGGGTGTCCAGGAATCGAACCTGGCACGCTGGCAACGTGTTTCTCCCAATGGAAACACACCCATGCTTTTCTCTAAATTCAATTGTCAAAGTCGTTACGGGCGCGGAGCTCGTGTGTATAAATAGCATCATAACACGATTTTTGACGGTTTACACTAATCTTTTTCACTTATTTCTTTTCGCAGCCGAAAACTGCACACTCCGTTCGGACAACCATACGACTAACCGAGGCTGTAATCACCTCAACATTCTCCGATGTAATTGCTGAGGTGACGGCTCGCTCGAACGCTGCTTCACGAATGTCGCCGAAAAGAGGAATGCTTGCAACGGCTGATGATACACACACCGCGGCGGCTGAGCGCTTCAGCCACTTTCTATAATCGCGGCGTTGGGGTATGCTGAGTTTGTCATTTGCCAAATTAATTACCAGCACAACAATCAATATGACTAGCCCTACTGTGCCCATCGTAGCACCAATGTGCACGTTTTCCATCCATGCCCAGAAAAAATTCTCGTCCAAAATATTCATACTCATTCTCCCTTCGCCAAGTATGCCAGCTTCAAAAAGTCTGGTGCATCTTGACATTCTGCATGTTCCTGAATCATTTCACGAACTGCGTTCATCCTGCGCACATCATCCAGCCATGGTGTCTTATGGCACAACCGAAGAATCTCTTCGTTGATGCTTTCGAGCGCTCGTTGTCTTAGTCGACCTTCATTGTCTAGGTGTTCATATGTAAGCAGTCGATTTTCCAAAACGATCATGCGAGCAGCCAGAAGTCCCTGAGCGTCAAACCCAACCTTATAGTCACACTTCACGAGCCGGCAGCGCATTGCCCCATACTTGTTTTGGGAGTCATCAATGATGACGTAGGGCGATCCAATCTTGTCGTTGTCTTCTAGCCATCGCCGACAGGGATCACCGCCACCAGAACAGCAGTCTGTCTGGAAAATGTCAATCGTGTGAGCGTGCCGCGAGCCTGCCTCCGCAAGAACTTCGCGCATCCTCTCAATGGTCCTGCCGTTCCACGCTGTATTGAAGACGATGACAGGATTGTGAGACTGGGTATGGGCAGGATTCCCAATGAAGTCAAACAGGTCGTCGAGCTGCGCGACGTTCTCAGGAAGCATACAGTTTTGTGAATGAGTATTCGCTACCCCATCGACGTCGAGGAAGATGTACATATCAGGTTTGCTATTCATGGGTTCGGGTTCCTCGGGTGTTGCCCAAGCGGGGTGTCCTGTGAGACCGGCTCAATATTGGTAAGATTGTATCTCACCGAGCGGGCTTTTTGTATCGGGAGGGGACGACTTGGGTATTCCATTGTTTCACGCAACTCAATATCAAATGTAAGCATTCCATCTGGGCGCTGGATCACCTTTGTCACGATGCCCACGTGACTTCCGCATGCAAGGCCGATTTGATTACCCTTCAGTCTCACCTTATCACCAACGGCAGGCCCGAGTGTTGAGTACTCGTGAATCCACTTCGGTTCGTAATCAATGATAAGTACAGTTTCGAAATCAATCGCCATCGAGTGCCTCATAAAGCACAAGCTCTTGGAGGTTGAGATTCAGTGCATCAAGCTGTTCGGCGATTTGGCGTAACCAATCCGGATCTACAGTGGACACCAATTGGTTATTGAGCTGGATTGTTGCCTGCTCGGCATGTCGGGCAGACTGGCTCACACGAGCGGTCCATGACATCCATTTTAGTGTTTCTGTCTTAGTCATCGGTGAGCACCTCGGCGAATTCCAACATTTCAAAGTCGACCGTTTTGGCAATCTCATCAACAAACTGCCGGATGCGCATCACCTCGGTAATCGCATCAAGAAAGTCCTGCAAGCTGTAGATCTTGTTTCGATCTCCTGAAGACAATGCACTGAACTCAACCGTCTCAGTGTACCGGTACAATCGTTGGTCCTCATGCTCAATCTCTTCAATACTCTTCTTCATAATGTCATCGACAGTCATTTATGCCCCGGGGTTTTGGGTTGCCACCATCTCGGCAACATAAACATTATACCATATCTTGACGACGTTTACACGTTTCTACGCATTGTTTCTGGCGTTATCCAGCATTGCCATAACTTCCATTTCCAAGTCAGGCCAGTCATCGTCAAGTGGCATGGGCACCAGGTTTCCAATCTCTGACGTGACGACTCGTATCAGTCGGTTCTCATCCCAATCAGTCCAGCCCGGCATCGTAACAATCTCATCGACAATATATCCCGCGTTTTCTTCAATAGAATCCGGATATTCGTCGTGTTCAAGATTTTCTTTGATTAGCTTTTGTAGTTTTCGTTTTGTGATTTTCATGATGCTCAGGTCCATTGTTTTGGGTCAACTTTCTCTCCGAGTTCGTCATATATCGGGAGCCCGAACTCTGCTAGCATCGCTAGTTTTTTGTCGATCAACGCTGCCTGCGATGGAACATATGCGCTTTTGAAAAATGCCGGATTGACACGAATCGCGACAGGATGCCAGTTTGCAATGATACCTTCGTTGGTTGCCCAAGAATCTGTAGCACCTTTGAACGATCCTTTGTCCAAAATTGTTTTCAAGTGTGAAAGGTCAGTCGACATTCTACCACGCTTTGGGACACCAGAACTTTTATATTTCGCCCTTAGTTTTGGCGGAAGGTTGCTATATCCCGTATATAAGTCGTCCATATCATTTGATGCATACGTCGTGTAGCCCCTGATTTCAATGCCAACCTCACCCCAAGAGCTCGATACGATCTCACCGGGTGCATAAAGCACGACGGAAATTTCATCCTTGTGTCGACCGGGAGTTGCCGCTCTGCCAATTTCGGTGTGATTAACTCGGCGGAACGTGAACCAATGTACCTTTGTCAATGAGTTAAAAAACGCATGGTCTGCTTCTTCTTTCCAAATTGTTTTTAGCGCTCTGGCATGACGTTTCGGCTCAGCATCTTGAGGCCTGTGAAATGTCGACGTTTCCTCGTGGTCCTCCGGACCATATGATGGCTCTCTGTGGTTATGTTCACCAGATCTGCTAACGAAAGCAGCGTAGTCTTCTATGAGTACTTCTCTAACAATATCATCGATTAAACTCATTCTACACTTCCCACTGCGGCGTTCTTTACTTTTGCAATCAATCCAGGTGTGAACCCGAAAAACAAATCGGCAGCTTCGAACCGTTTGATGTCAAACCATTTTTCGCCCTGGGTTTCATTCTCAAATTCTTCAGCAGGGGCTGGTTCCCATTCGAACTTTGCGTCTGCAGTGATCACCGCGACAAACGTTTTGTATTTGAAACCTCGATCCTCATACATATACGTGTCGACCACACGGCTTTTCGGGACAGAGCCACATTCTTCGCGGACTTCTTCAATCGCCTGGTCATAAAACCGTGGGCTATTGTTTTCTAGGATGTGTTCTTTTGGGATGGGTACAGACCATTTTCGCTCATATTGTCCTTCGACGTGGATACCGCCACCAGGGAAACCCCACTGGCCTGCACCTCCCATAACGTTGTCAGATCGATGCTGCAAGAAAACCGTGCCATCTTCTTGGCACACAAAAACAACACCTGAGCCGGCTATTCCCCAGTATTCCTGCTGGACTTCTTCTAATAGGATGCGGCGGACATATCGACGTAATGGGTTCATAAGACTAAATATCGAAAGAGTTATGCTAAACCTAGCTCTTTTAGCGTTTTGCCTC